TGTATTAAATGTGTATGATATAACACTACACTTTTTGACAAATCATAATAACATATCACGCAGCGTTCGATTTTCAAACGCGTTTCCTACAAATATAGGAGGACTAGAGTTTAATGTGCAACAAACCGAATCAGAATACGCCTATGTAGACGTTACTTTCCGGTATGATTATTTTGAATTTATAGAATGATATATAATATATTATGATGCAACTTGAAGATATACTTAAATTATGGGAAGCTGACAGCGTTATCGATGAGATTAATTTAGATGAAACCAGCGTAAAAGGCGCAAGCTTACACTCTAAATATTTAGAGTTATACAGCATCGCGAAACTAAATCTTAAAAAGAAAGAGCTCTCTATGGCGCACTTACGTAAAGACAAGTGGTTGTACTATAATGGCAAGATGACTAAAGAGGAAATGGACTCTAAAGGTTGGCCATACGATCCGTTTTCTGGTATGAGCAAACCGCTCAAGAGCGATATGGAATTATTTTATACCACTGACTCTGATATTATGAAACTACAAGGACAGATAGAATATCAGTCTACAATTGTAGAGGCACTCAAAGACATTATGGATAATATCAAGTGGAGACACGCTACAATTAAGAATATTATAACGTGGAAACAATTTACTAGTGGTGCATGATGACAGATATAGGCATAACTAAAATCGATGAAACGTCATTGAGAATAGTCTCAAATGATTCTGGAATTCTTATGGAACTTTCGGAGTATTTTACGTTTTATGCTGAAGGCTATAAGTTTATGCCATTATTTCGGAATAAACTTTGGGACGGCAAGGTGCGTCTCTACGATTCACGTACTGGTCGTTTGCCTTATGGTTTGCTATTTGATGTGCTAAAGTTTGCAAATTCTCATAGTTATAGTTATGAATTGCATCCTAGCATAACTGAACGAGATGTGCCAACATCACAATCGTTATTAGACTATGCAAAGGGTTTACATATTACAGGTGGAGGGGCACCCATAACGCCACGTGACTATCAACTTGATGCCTATGTGCATGCTTGTGCTGAAGGACGCAGTCTTGTAATATCCCCAACTGGTTCTGGAAAAAGTTTAATTATTTACCTGTGTGTCCGTTGGTTTTTAGAGCACTACGACGAAAAGGTACTGATCGTAGTGCCTACTACTTCGCTTGTTGAGCAGATGACAAAAGACTTTGCAGACTACTCGCAACATGACGCTTCATTTGACGTCCAGTCAGAAGTACATAAAATTTATTCGGGCAAAGAAAAAGATTTGTCAAATATGAATGAGTATAAAGTTGAATTAGAAAATGGTTCAGTATTAACATTTACCCAATCTCAAAAGGCTCAATTAAAAGATGGCAGTTGGAAAGACGCATCTGATCTTACTGAAGATGATGAAATAAACGATAAATGGCTATCTAAATTAAAATAATATTATGGCATAGGAAGAATATAAAATAAATATGATTAGCTTTAAATAGATGATATTATAAATACAATTATGATCAAAGCATATACATATTTAATTGGATGGAAAGAATTGGATAAATGGTATTATGGAGTAAGGTTTGCAAAGGGATGTAACCCATCCGAGTTTTGGAAAGAAGGCGGGTATTTTACCAGTTCTAAATATGTAGATAAATTTAGAGAACACCATGGTGATCCTGATATTATTGAGATAAGGAATACATTTGAGTCTATTGATAAAGCATTACACTGGGAGAATAAAGTTTTAAAAAGAATGGGAGTCATAAAAGAAAATGACGCTAAATGGTTAAACCAAAATGATTCAATTGCGATTTCTTCAACAATAATTAGCGAATCAAATAGAAATAGAGAAGTCACTGAATCTCACCGTTTAAATAATTCAAATGGCATTAAAGACTGGTGGCAAAAACGAAAACGAAATAGTGACCTTTTCGTTGGGAATCGAAAAGGTTTAGTTAAAGTTCGTAATGTGGAAACTGGAGAAATTCGCGAGATGAAAAAAGACTCATACAATATTTACGAGTGGGGCGGTTTAAATAGTAAATATGTATATTGCACACCTCATGGTAAATTTACTGGTAAAAGTAATACACCAAAATTTTATGTTGATAAAGTATCCTACAATTCACTAATTCAAATGTGTATAGATAATAAAAAGAAAATCGACTGGCGAAGAGTAAATGCAAGTAAGTTTTTATCTAAAGAAGATATTGGAAAGACATGTGAGGAATTAGGATATTATACAATACAATATGAAGATTAAAAAAATTACAAAAGTAGAAAAAGATCCGCGTATTGTAATTACTACTTGGCAAAGTGCAATCACACTGCAAAAGTCTTGGTTTACACAGTACGGAATGGTGATTGGCGACGAAGCGCACCTCTTCCGTGCAAAAAGTTTAAACACTATTATGTCAGCATGTGTAAACGCGTGCTATCGTATAGGCACTACTGGCACCCTTGATGGCAGTCTATGCAACGAACGAGTGCTTGTTGGTAACTTTGGTCCGACCCATCGTGTAATTACGACAAAAGAACTTATTGATAATGACACTCTCGCTGCACTAAAGATTAAATGTATTGTGTGCAACCACAGCGACGAACTTAAAAAGGTGATCTCTAAAGCTGACTACCAAACTGAAATAGACGCTATCGCGTCTCACGCTGGTCGTAACGCCTTTATAGCAAACCTTGCTCTTGATCAAAAGGGCAACACACTCGTTCTCTTTAACCTCGTTCAGAAACATGGCAAGCCTCTTTTTGAACTTATAAGTAGTACTAATAGCGATTCAAACAGACATATATTCTATGTGTCTGGAGAAATAGACGCAACAAACCGAGAACACATACGTGAACTAACCGAAACACAAAATAATGCGATTATTGTGGCGAGTGTTGGTACGTTTAGTACGGGAATTAACATTAAAAATTTACATCAGATTATATTTGCTGCGCCAACGAAGAGCCAAATACGCGTACTACAAAGCATTGGTCGAGGACTACGAAAGTCTGATGACGGTCGACCAACAACAGTCTATGACATATCAGACAACTTCTCTTGGAAAAAGAAAAAGAACTACACGCTGCAACATGCAATAGAGCGCACTAAAATGTATGCAAAAGAAGGGTTTAACCATAAACTGTATGAGATACAACTGCCATGATTGATGCACTATACACCAAAGTAAAGGATCTAGACATAAGAGTCTTTACGTTAACGAGTGGTAAAGTGATTATAGGAGAAGTTGTTCATGCCTATGAAGACGGAGTGCAGTTAAATTGCCCTCTAGAAATTAGAAAGGCTCTTGTAAAGTCTGGAGTATACTCTGAAATAATGCTACCACTCGTAGCAGGCAACGACACAGAAAATTGTATTGTCTATGATCGCAGCATAGAGACTGAATCAGACACAACCGATGTTGTTAAACGTAAGTATACAGAAGCACTCATATATCAGAGACTAGCTCAACTAATGTCTGAGTCTTCTAAAGAGAATAAAGAGAATGAAGAGAATGATGAGAATGATGAGAATGAAATTGAAGAATCAGAAGATTATGATTATTCCATTCCTGAAATTGATCTACCAGATTCATCACAGTCTGATGAAGAATTATGGAATATCTTTTTAGATCGTTGGAAGAATGTATGATGACTATCAAACAATCATAGATTATTATACACACTTTCTAGAACTATGTAAATAACAAAATTCAAGTAGATACAAAAAAGTATTTACATTCTCAAAATATAGTATATAATGAAGCTATGAAAACTGAAAAGACAAAACGAAAATCACGCGGTGATGACTATGTCAACAATAAAGATTTCTCCGCAGCAGTAGTTGAATATGTAAGTGCCGTAACCGAGGACAAGTCCGCTGGTCGAGAGCCTCAACAAATTACGAACTATATTGGAGAGTGCTTTATGAAGATTGCAAACGGACTGTCACGCAGCCCAAACTTCATGAATTATAGTTATCGAGAAGACATGGTTATGGACGCTGTTGAAAATTGCATCAAAGCAATTATGAACTACGACATCAACAAGCCAACTCGAACCGGCAACCCAAACGCATTTTCATATTTTACGCAAATCTCGTGGTATGCATTTTTACGTCGCATCGCGAAAGAAAAGAAGCAGGCTGATATCAAGCAGCTCTTAATTGAAAAGGGAGGCATTGGAAACTTTGCAGAGTTTGAGGACGACTCAGACTATGGCGAGTCACTCGTTGAAAAGATGCGTCAGCGTAACGACGCCTTTTATAA